ATTGTAGACTTAGTGGAGTCTCGGAAAGCTTCGTCTTCATTAAAGGGGAACTGACGAATTACTTCATTGAGTTCATAAGCATCTGTCATTAATGCCTGTCTCTCGTTCTTTAAGTAGGTCTTCGCTCCTATATCAACAAAATCTCCATCAATCGTTTCTACGGGACTTTTAGGATCTTCAACTATAGGATTACCATATTTATCAAAGAACCCTTCTAATGCGTTGTATGCAGGCACAAAGATCTTATATAGACCAGACTTGGTCCTGCCATTCTGATTTCTTTCGTTTGGATCGCTATTATAGTATAGATCACGAAATTCTTTACCCCCTTTATCAAGAGGGTTCACAGTAGACCCCATCAGGCACTTGCCCACAATACGTCTACCTACAATAAGACAAGTACGTTCAATACGCCAAGCCTCACGGATATCTGAAGGCTTCTCCCACTTACCCGCTTCATCAAGGTACAGCATATGTAGCTTCTCCCCATCATAAGCATTATTGGTAGTGTTCTTCCAGTTTATTATAGTATCTAAAGCTTCACCAGCTGAAGAGGTTTTGTTATTCTTTGTGATCCTCTTTGAAGGCTCCCGGAAAGCTAATTCCATACGTGGATTAGTTGTACCATCCTGTATAGGCTTAAAGAAAAATGGATAACTCTTATACATCGGGACCACTTTCTTCATGAAGATGTTCTCCTGTGCATCCTTACCTGTCTTACTCTGTATACCTAGAAGCTTCTCTTTAACCTGTGTCCCCTCATCCGCTAATATAGATGCTGATATATTGGTGTACCCAGAACGTCTACACTTAGTAAATACCTGACCTAAAGATCTTGGATCATATTCACATGCAGCAAAATGAATGAATAGATTACCCTGGAACTTAAGATAACTAGGATATCCAATATCCATCTTGGACCATTGGAGTAACATATATTGCCTACCAGTTATGTAGGTAGGTATGCCATTATTCATAAACCACACCCCGTTTCTCCTACGCTGAAACTCTATCTCAATATATTTTGAGTGCTTCTGTCTAAATTCTTTGGGTTTCTCTGCCCATTCATCCATAGACCTAACACGTAGAAGCTCGGATGGAACATCAATCCTACGCCACATTTGGTCTTCCTTTTTCTTGTCGTGGAAGAGAATATCTTTTTTTGCAGGAACCTTAGGTAATTGGATATACAGCTCGGATATCTCAACAACCTCACCCTCAGTATCTTGCGGGCATATGTTTATGACTTCAGCAGTGTAACCCTCAATCTTTCTAAGTCCAGGCATAATTACTTGCTAAACCGTTCGGCAAAACCACCAGAGAAATCAGTAATTTCAGCAACACCACCGGTCTCACGAAGTTCCTTGATCATAATCTCTAGTCGCTGACGTTCTTGTATAAGCTCACGGGCATCTACAGCTGTCTGCTTTATACTTTGTAGTTCCGCCTTTCTCTGGGAACCGGACAGCTCTTTATCTACAGGCTTCTTTATCTCCTCAATCATGTTTTCAATAGCAAATTCCATTGAAGATTTAAGAGATTCTGCAGCACCTAGCGTAGTGAAACTTGGTTTAGTTTTTGATCTCGGCATATTCTAGATCGCTTGTCATCATTCTCCATAATTTCTCACCGTCAACTTCCATTTCGTAGTCGCTGTTCTTACTGAAGTAGACTACATCACCAGGGTGTATGTCCATTTCTTCTAGTGCTTCTGATGGGTATTTGATGCGACCATGATCGTTTGGTGCGTCTTCCGGTAAAAGCTCAATTAAATCACTCTTCATTTTCTTACTAGACTCCATTGGCTCCATAAAAACCCAGTCAGCAAGAAGGTGGATACCTTCCTCATTCTTAAATGCATTGGCCAAGTTATTACGGCCACCCATAGGATGGAACGGTACTAGGTAAAGATCATCACCAATATCAAAATGTGCATTAAGAACAACGTGATGATGGAAGTATAGAGTATCGCCAACCTTTGCGCCAGTATCATGTAGAACTGGTAGAGAGACAATCTTAGCCTCCATGTGTCGGTTTTCAAACTCCTGGAACTTACTGACTAACAGTATGTTAACGTCTCCTAGTTCAAGTTCTGATTTAAACTTCTCCGGCAGACGTATGATGAATGCGTTAGGATTTTTCATTATGTATTTATTAAATTAAATTGGCGTAGGTATTATTTGAACCTACAATCGTATTCTATTACAACGGGCATTCCTACTATGTCTTTCCATAGCATGGTCCCTTGTTCTGGGTCATTAATATATACACGATACCTGAGGATTTGAAACCTTACCATTGCCTCTTCGTCAAATATTATGGTATCTATCTTAGCAGATCCTACAGTCATACCTATATAGTATGCCATAGCATCTTTAGGGTTTTGCCCTATAATGATTTTTCTAATTAAGTTCATTTCAATTTAGTTTAACTCGCTGCCGTAGTCACTACCCATGCGCTTAAGCCACCATTCAATAGTCCCCTCTTCAGGGTTATCAACTTCATCAACTTCATCTGATCCTAAATAGACCTCTAAAGATGTCTGAATAATAGTGTTTAACTCATCTGGATCCATAGCCGTAGTCATCATTGAAGCTACAAGGTTTGTATTTCCTTTATGGCCTTCAACATAGACTCCAGTGGCTAGGGTCATTACAGCATCGTCATCTTCAATTTCATATTTATCCAAAAGATCCCTATATACCTTAAGTACAGCACGAGAAAATTCATCAATAAAAGCTCCTTCGTGATCGTAATCCATTAATCTAACTTAGTGAGAATAAAGGTAGAGGTTGTCAGTAAAGCACCACCGCCACCAACTCTATTAATAGTATAGTATAAATCAGTACCAACAGCTACATGTCTTACTAGTGAAAATCCAATAGCAGTATTTCCAGCAGCTGCATGACCTCTAGTTATAGATTGTATAGTTGACGCTGATCCACCACTAGGTTTTTCAATAACATTGACTACAATATCTGTATTTGTAGCAGTAACCTCTAAGATAAAGTTTATATCTATCTTAACCAAACCTGCAATAGATACCGTAACAGCATTGGAAGTTGTTGAGCTAGTCTGAAGATGTGTATTACTATCGTCATTCAATAAATGTGACGAAGCATTACTGTTATTATTTACTCCAGATTGAGCTGGTGTAGCCCCTGAAGTAGTTAATGTATAAGCAGCACTAGGTCTTAATATAAACATTGGGTTAGCGAATACCGTTGATGAACCACCAAAAGCACTAACACTTAACTCACGTGTCTTTACCTCTTTTGTAGTATCATCATAAACTAATACAGTTAACTCTGAAGAAGAACTTGTAGGTGTCTCTGTTATCTTTAAAGTGTTTACTTCAACAGCAGTAGTGCTTAACTTTAATCCGGTAGACACACCTAGACCATCTTGAACAGTCTTAATTGTTGATGTAGATCCACCTGAAGATAGCTTTAATAGCGACTGATAACTGTCTTTTACTTTATTGCCTGTAAGTGTTGCCATGAATGCGTAAATTTGTATACTACAAAAATACACAATTTAATCTATGCCTAAATCAAGAGTGGGCAAGTCACGTATGTTCCGTGAATACTCACGTATCAAGCCCCGATACATTAACCATGAGGGTATGCAAAACATCTATATGGCAACACGCTATTTTGATGAGGTGCTAGACCTGAGATCAAACAACCTACACATGATGTGCTACATGTATGAACTAGAGTTCTTTACACTAAAGCATATATCTGAAAAGTTTAACAGACATGAAGGTGGAGTAGCACGTAGGAACTTCCCACAGCTTAAAAATGCCAATCTAATATACAAGCACTTTGATAAGCTTACGCCTAGCGACACACGTGAGGACCATATCTTTCGTGATGAGACAAAATATAACTATCGTGTACGTTGGGGATTAACACAGAAAGGAAGGATGTACGTATCCAGGTACTACAGAATGTGCAATGGCACAGAGACTATACCCTATCCCATCGGTTCATAAGAGCCTTCCAAGTGATCTTGATTTTTCTTTCTGCTAAATAAGAGATTAAAGCTTCCGGGCTACGCTCCTCTTGTTTAAAGATCTCAATTAGATTCTGGATCTTTCCTTTTAAAACATAAGTCTTCATAAGTTTTGGTATTTGTTCCACTGAAGATACAAAAAAA